AAACGAGCAAATTGCGATTGAAAATATGCTCATTGAAATGTCTGATAGTGATTTTGATCATTTATTAGAACAATTGACATATGAAGAAATTCAACAAGTAGATGAAATACTTGGTGCAATTGCAAGAGGTGTGGGTAAATTAGCTAAAGGCGCTGGTAAATTAGCAGCTAAGGGTGCTAAAGCTGGAGCTAAAAAACTAGTTCAAAAAGGTAAAGAAAAATTTACAGATAAAGGTAGGGCTGATGCTGCAGATAGAAAGGCATCTAAATTGGCACAAAAAAGAAAAGAAGTAGAGCGTTTGCAAAAGGCACAAGACCAGATAAAGAAAGAACGCGAAGCTTTAAAAAGATTAAAAGATCGCGAAGGTGATAAAGGTAGCAAGGTTGCTGCCTTAAAAGATAAAATTAAGAAAATGATGCAGAAGAAAAAACAATTGGAACCTTCTCCTGCATAATATAATGAGGAAATAAAAATGGCAGTGACTGATTTGATAACAAATTTAAAAAATGGCGATAATGTAAAAGCCAATAAAGAATTCGAAGGAATTATGGCTGATAAAATGACAGCCGTACTTGATGCTAAAAAAATAGAAATAGCATCGGGTTTAGTGCAGCGTAAAGCTGCTGAAAAAGAAGAAGAGTAATGATCTCATTTGTAGAACTTAGAGAGAAAGTAAAACTTTCCGGCGGAGAAAAACAAGTTAAGTCTTTTAAAGCCGGCAAAAGAAAGGACACTGAAGTTATCCTTACTAAAAAGGGTAACAAATTTGGTGTTTATGTAGATGGCGAACTACTCGATAATAACTACAAAAATGAAAAAGAAGCTCAAAAGGCTGCAGATGAGATGATTAAACTATTAGGTATCTAATATGAAATTAATTACTGAATACGTAGAAAACAATTTAGAAGTAATTGCAGAAGCCAAGAAAGATGGTTCAAAGAACTATTTTATCGAAGGCGTATTTATGCAATCTAATCAAAAGAACAGAAATGGTCGAATATATGAAAAAACAGTTATGGAAAAAGCTGTTAAAAAATATGTCGACGAACAAGTTAAAACAGGGAGAGCTGTTGGAGAGTTAAATCATCCAGAAGGACCAACAGTTAACCTTGATAAGGTTTCACATAAGATCACTGATCTGCATTGGCAGGGAAATGATGTTATAGGAAAAGCATCAATTCTTAAGACCCCTATGGGCCAAATCGTTGAAGGTTTGCTCGAAGGTGGTGTTAAGCTTGGTGTATCAAGTCGTGGTATGGGAAGTCTCGTACAGAAGAATGGAGCTCAATATGTGGGTAATGACTTTATGTTATCAACTATTGATATTGTTCAAGATCCATCCGCACCGTCTGCATTTGTAAATGGTGTTATGGAAGGAGTTGAATGGATATGGGATAATGGGCTTATTCGTCAACGAGATATTGAAGAAATTGAGACTGAAATTAAAAGCACTCCAGCTACTGGATTGCCGGAAGCTGAGATACGAGCTTTTAAGAATTTCCTCTCTAAGTTAATCTAAAATCATAGGAGAATGATTATGTCAGACGACGCTATTAAACATGAAGTAGCAGAGGACATATCTGAAGAGCAAGTAGTGGAAACAGAAGAAGTTTCAGAAGAGCTCGTTGAAGAAGAAATTTTAGACGAGGAAGTTGAAACTACTGAAGAAGAAACTCTTGAAGAAGGCAAGCATGAAGATGAGGAAGAAGAGCACGAACCTAAAAAGGAAGCTGTTCAAATTCCAAAAACTAAAGCTGGCGTAATTCAAGCTGCAGTAGATATGCTCAAAGCTGCTAGAAAAGAACAGGCGCAAAAAATGTTCTCAAAAATGGTTCTCGGTCCTGATGAAGAAGAGTCAGTTAAATCAGCTGATGACGCTGTAAAAGGTGTTAAGAAAGCTGCTGATCCTAAAGCAGTTGCTAAGGTTGAAGCACTTGATTTTGACGAAGATCTCGACAACATCATTAAAGAAGAGGCAACTCTTTCTGACGGGTTCCGTAATAAAGCTCAAGCTATCTTCGAAGCTGTGTTAACATCTAAGTTATCACAAGAAATCGAAAGATTAGAATCTGAGTATGCGCAAAACTTAGAAGAAGAAGTATCTGATGTTCAAACTCAATTAGTAGAAAAAGTAGATTCATACTTAAACTACGTAGTTGAGCAATGGATGAAAGATAATGAAGTAGCAGTACATAACGGTTTAAGAACTGAAATTGCTGAAGACTTTATGACTTCTTTACAGTCAGTGTTTAAAGAACACTATATCGAAGTACCAGAAGGTAAAGTTGACTTAGTTGATGAACTCAACGAGCAAGTCAATGAGCTAGAGGCTACTTTAAACAAAACCACAGAAGATAATATCGACCTACATTCTAAAGTTCAAGCTTTTGAAAAACAAGAAGTAGTAAGAGAACAATCTTCAGGGCTTGCAGAAACAGAAGCTGAGAAATTAGCATCTTTAGTAGAAGATATCGAATTCGATAACAAAGAATCTTTCGAAATGAAAGTGAAAACTGTTAAAGAATCATACTTCAAACAAGATTCTGAAGAATCAGTTGACGAAGTTGATAGTCTATTAGGCGATGGTGAAGTTGCTGAAGAAGCAGTTTCCGAGTCTATGGCTAGATACACTCAAGCTATAACAAACTTTGTAAAATAATTTAGGGGAAAACTAAAATGTTTCAAGCAGACGCAAAATTAATGGAAAAATGGGGTCCTGTTCTCGAGCACGAGTCAGCAGCTCCTATTTCCGACAGATATAGAAAAGCTGTTACAGCTAGACTATTAGAAAACCAAGAGATTGCCCTAAGAGAAGAAAGAGCACAAAGCCAAGGAAATTTCATTTCTGAAGCAGCTGCTGCTAATAATATCGGTTCAGGTTCAGCTCCAAATAACATTGGAACTTTTGACCCAGTATTAATTTCTCTTGTAAGAAGAGCAATGCCTAACTTGATTGCATATGATATCGCTGGTGTTCAACCAATGAGTGGTCCTACAGGACTTATCTTTGCAATGAAATCAAAATACAGCTCACAGAGTGGTACAGAAGCTTTATTTAACGAAGCTGATACTTCTTTCTCTGGAACTGGTACACACCAAGCTGATCCAACAGGATTAAGTGGTGTTGTAGATGCTGATACAGACGGAACAATTGCCGACGAAGCTGACACAGTTTCAACATTCGGTGGTGGTTTAGCTACATCAGCTGCTGAAAGACTCGGCGTAGGTGAAACCGGAGACGGTGCTTACGGTGAAATGGCTTTCACAATTGAGAAATCAACTGTGACTGCTAAGTCAAGAGCTCTTAAAGCTGAATACACAATGGAACTAGCTCAAGACCTTAAAGCTATCCACGGTTTAGATGCAGAAGGCGAACTAGCTAACATCTTATCTGCTGAGATCCTTGCAGAGATCAACAGAGAAGTAGTTAGAACAGTTCTTAAAACTGCTAAAATCGGAGCTTTACAGTCTTCAACAGCTGTTTCAGGTGTGTTCGATGTTAACACAGACTCTGATGGAAGATGGATGGTTGAAAGATTCAAAGGTTTAATCATGCAAATCGAAAGAGAGTGTAACGTAATCGCTAAAGAAACAAGACGTGGTAAAGGTAACTTTGTCCTTTGTTCTTCAGACGTAGCTTCAGCTCTTGCAGCTGCTGGTATGTTAGATTACACACCTGCACTTTCTGCTAACTTAAACGTTGATGACACAGGTAATACTTTTGCTGGTGTTCTTAACGGAAGAGTTAAAGTTTACATTGATCCATATTCAACTGTAGACTTCGTTTGTGTTGGTTATAGAGGATCTAATCCATATGACGCAGGTTTATTCTACTGCCCATACGTTCCACTAACAATGGTTAAAGCCGTTGGTGAGAATGATTTCCAACCAAGAATGGGATTCAAAACAAGATACGGTATGGTTGCAAACCCATTCGTAGCTCTTGATGGTGTTGGTTCAGACAGATCTAACCAGTACTTCAGAATCTTCAGAGTTGATGACATCATGGTGTAATCCAGAGTCATACTCTTTTTTAAAGGGAGTCTTCGGACTCCCTTTTCTTTGTGTATAAATAATATAATACATAAATAGTAACATGGCAACATTAACAACAAATAAAAACTTTTTAAGCCCAGTTGGGTTTCAGTTTAAAATCAATAGTAATAGATACCCTAATCTAGAGTACTTTTGCACTGCAGTAACACTTCCGGGATTTACAGTAAACCAAGTAGCAACCCCATACAAAGGAGTTAATCATGCTGTAATGGGAGATAGAGTTAGTTTTGAAGATCTAACAATAAGGGTAAATATAATGGAAGACTTTGAAAACTATATCGAAACATTTGAATGGATGCATAACACAATCAATTCTTCAGATCCAGAAGGTCTAAAAGAAGACGCAACGCTTCTAGTATTAAACTCTCATAACAATGTAAGTAAAGAGATTAAGTTTAATGGGATCTTTCCTACATCGTTGCAGGCAATATCATTTGATTCACAAATAGACTTTTCCTACGTACAAGCAGATATATCATTTGCTTATACATCTTTTGAATTTAAATCGTAAAAGGGATTTACAAATCCTGTTTTTTACGGTATAATAGGTACTATGAATAATTTACAAACAATACTTGAAATGTGGAAAAAAGACTCCACAATAGATGAACTTAACCTAGATGAAGCTTCTAGAGAATCAGCAAAGCTTCACGGAAAATACCTAGAGCTATTATCAGTTAATAGGATGAAACTCAAAAAAGCTGAGATGGATTTTAAGGTAATTCTCAAAAATAAATTCCTACACTATAATGGCAAACTCAGCCAAATTGAAATAGAAGATCTTGGATGGGATTATGATCCTTTAAATGGTCTTACTATTTTAAAAGGCGATATGGATAAATTCTATGATTCAGA